TGTAAAGTCACCAGCCACACCTCCAGAATCAGCTGAGAGAGATGTGATAGTGAATACAGATGAGTCTTGTGCTACTGTAACTCCTGTGGCCAACATATTACCATCTGACTCAACACTAAACGTAATATGTGAACTTGGGTTGTCAGAGTCAGTTGCTGTACCCGTAACAGTTACGGATAGAGTATCAGCGTTTAGTTCAATTGTGCCACTTTGATCTAATGTTAAAGTTGGAGTAGCATTGACAAGAGCAACATTATACCAACCCGAACCGTTTGTAATATACAGCCGCCCAGATGATTCAACCCATGCTTGCTGGCCAGATATCAAGTTAGTGGTTGGTAACGAATCTATAGTAGTAAACTTTTGAGTTGCTATGTTCTGCACGCCAGCAGAATCAAGACCCTCACCAGCAGCCAGCAATCGTACGTTTGATGTGTTATTAGCTTCTGTCTTACCTAATATTCTACTTATGTCTCTAAGCCTAGACATTATCTACTCCTATAATTCGAATTCAGCTGTTGGCGCCGTAAATGATGCAGTATATCTTGCAACACCTTTTGTTAATCTTATATCTTGCATGTACCCTCTAAACCCGTAGGTGGCACCATAACTATTGATTTCTAAATATCTATTAAGCGCATAGTTCCATGCACTTCCTGATGTGGCCACTAAAGTACCATCATCAAATATACGAATTAAATTATCAGTGTGTCTAGTTACTGCAACATGATGCCACGTGTTAGCTGTAAATGTTGCAGTACCCTGAGTAGCAATTGGGTTTGAGCCATTTGGATCATCATACCAAATCAATTTACTACTTGGATTAAGGTATAACATATAATTTCGAGTACCTGGTGTGTCGGTAAAATGGAATAATCCAGCAGTTGTTATGTCATGAATGTAATACCAAGCTTCAATGGTAAATGGTTCACTAGTACCTATGCCACCAAACGTATCAGTGTCTATAGTCATGTAATCGCCATTTAACATATGGATAGAAGGAGAAGTTGTAAATTTTCTTGTTGTAGTAGATGTTTCAGCATTGGCGGTCAGGCTTATTGTATTAGCAGCTGCCAGATCATATATTTTTGCATCATTTTTGTTGTTCATAAGATGAACTGTATTGGCTGTAGCTGTAAGAGGTGCAGTTGGTGGTGTAAACTCAGCTGAATAAACCGCACTATTACTTACTCTAACATCAGCTATGTTACCAATAAAGTATCTTTGGTTACCACCACTAGTATCGTTAGAACCAATCCATGGTCCATACGTATAAGACGCATAGTTACTTGTATCAGTAAATGTGCCGGCAGCCTTTCCATTTATATACCAAGCCGATCCATTAGATGAGGTGCTGGTACGCACCATTGCAATATGGTTCCACGCGCCAGCAACAATTGCACCAGAAGATGTGTTATCGGAGTTGTTACCATTACCATATGATCCCCAATTTGGATTACCAGAGGTATTACCAATACTTAAATACCAACCTGATGCTACGGCTTGTCTATGTACTGTAACCAAACTAGCAATTGCTATTGTTGGTTGATAAACCCAACATTCAACTGTAAAGGCTCCTGTACCAAAGTTTGGCCAGGTAGGTGAACCATCTACTTTAAGTGAATCACTTCCATCAAAATTAACAGAACCACCGTGATCGCTGTCATTCCAAGGTTCATAATTATAAGGACCAAACGGTTCAGTGTGAGCATTACCATTAACAGTAATATCAAGATTATTTGTTGATCCATCTCCAAAATATGGAAGTTGAGCAGCTAACAACTCAGTGTTTGCAATTGCCGTTAAAGGTTCTGTTGGTGGAGTAAATGCAGATGTATATTGCGCGGTGCCTTTGATAATACGAACGTCTCTAACATACCCAGTAAATGGAAATGATCCACCGTTTCCATACGCACCTATTCTACACGATATTGCACTTGAACCATAATCATGTGTATCAGCAGCAGATGTTTGTAAAACACCATCAGTATACAAATACGTCGTTCCATTATCTCTTACTGCTGCAATATGATACCATTGGCCAACACTCATACTCCCAAATCCAGTAGTATATAAACTGCTGCTTATACCAGTTGTTGATGTATAATAAGTTAAATGCCCTTGAGCTGTTGCATGATGAATACCTAAATCACCACCAGTACCAAATTCTAGAAGATATGCAGGTTCATATACATCATGATATATCCACATTTCCCAAGTAAAGTCTCCAGTGCCAAAAGCAAATCCAGTAGAAGTTGAGGTAGTGATATAATCACCAGTGCCATCAAAATAAGCGCTGTATCCACCAGAGCGGTATGGAGTAAACGTTGATGCTTGCGGATCACCATTTTCATTATATCCTACACCAGCAGAGCCATCGGAGTCTAAGAACGTAATAATTGCGTTTGTTCCACCACTATCACCTATTCCTTTAATTAACATTATAGTTTCTGCAGATGAATCAACGACATTGCTAAATGTTAATGTAAATGAAAGAGCTTCGTTATCAACTCCTATTCCATCAGTAGCTTTAAATGTGAGAGTGAAATCTCCAGCAGTTCCACCAGAGTCAGATGATAGTGCCGTGATAGTAAACACAGAAGAATCCTGTGACACACTAGTGCCAGTACCTACCATATTACCATCTGATTCAACAGAGAATGTTATAAGAGGATCTGGTGCATCACTATCAACACCTGTACATGTTACTGTAGCTGTAAGTGTGTCTGCATCAAGTAGAATTGTACCAGATTGATCAAGAGTCAATACTGGACTAATATTGACTAAGGCAACATTATACCATCCATGACCATTTGAAATGTACAAACGACCTGATGACTCTATCCATGCCTTATCACCAGATGTTAGATTGGTGCTTGGTAGAGAATCTAGAGTTGTGAACTTTTGCATTGCAACGTTTTGCGTTTGAGCGGAATCAATTGCTTCACCCAACTGCAAGATTCTTTTGTTAGCCGTATTGGATGCTTCAGTACGACCTAGTATAGTTGCAATGTCTCTGTTTCTAGATCTTGCCATATTTTAAACCAATTCAAAATAACTAAATCTGAATGTTGCTACAAAAGTTATAAACTCTTGACCTGAGGCAGTAGATTCAAAATTGATATCTCCAAGTGATGTTGGAATTGAATCAATATATCTTACTTGCTTTGTTTGATTGTTATGGCTTGACAGTATGGAGAGAGTAATATCAGCATCTGTTGGTACAGCTGTTGCAGAACGATTTAACTTACTGCTCTTACCCATATTTGTTGATTGGTTTCTAAGAATCCAATTATACATCTCATTATAGCTATCCAAGTTTTCATCGAGAAGTATAACGCAGGACAATTCATTAATGGTTAGTGATTCACCTGGAAACGGTATCGACTGCATACGACGGATTGGCATCTCTGCTGCAGGAACCAATAAACCAGGATGTGTAACTTGCTGACAGAAGAACTCCAGGTTAGGATAATTCTTCCTGTCGATCACTAACTTAAAACTGGTGGGTTGTAAGTAATTAAAATTTTCTGTTAGAGTAGCCATGTCCTTATTTATATACTTTTTGAGTTAAAAAAAGAGGCAGCCGAAGCTGCCTCCCCTTTTTATAAGATGTTCGAACCTTATGCGCCGAGGATGTTGTCCACGCGGAAGATACGATAGTACTGGTTGGTCTTTGCTGTTGCAAGACCGTCTGCTGGTGTTGAACCAACGAATGGATTTGAGACCATGCCGTAGCGAGTCTTGAAACCAATCTTTGGCTGGAATGTATCCTCACCAACTGCACGTACCATTGTTAACGGTACGTATGGGCAGTAGAACACACCTGCGTCATATGGGTTTGTACCCTTATAACCTACGTTTACGTAGTCTGCTACTGCATACGGATCTACATACACACGTGTACGGCCGTTCAGTACACCAGCAAATGTATTGCCTGTGTCATCTACGTTCAGGTTTGTTGACATTGCAGGAGCATAGTCCAGCATGCCTGATGCTGCCAGAGCGGAAGCTACATCAGAAGAACAGATGATAAAGTTACCTTTACCTCTCCGTGTTTCTTTTGCAATTGTGTTTGATTCACGCTCGATCTGCATAATCAGACCTTTGAACTTTTCAACTGACCAACGGCCATCTGCATCTGTCTGGATATCAAAGATACCGTTAACAGCTGTGTTAGATGTCAGTGCACCAGTCTTAGCTTGTGAGTTGATTGTACGTACAACTTCACGGTTGATTTCAGCCATGATTTCTGTTGACAGAATGTTAGCCAGCTCTGTCTCAGCATCCAGACCATGAATTGCTTTCAGGTCTTGTGCCAGTTCCAGAGTGTATTCTGCCTTCAGTGCACGTGACTTTGCAGTCACAGTTGCTTTTTCAATGGTGAAGCCCATTTCTGCAAATGCAGAGTTTGGACCTGAACCAGTTGAACCAAGGCCTTCCGCATCTTGTGTTGACATACCTGTACCATGCAGAGATGTACCAGAGATACGCTGATCATCCAGGTTAGAGTCTTGTGAAGCTGAATCGATGCCTGACAAGCCTGAAGGACCGTTAGTTGTGTTGTGTGTGCCAGATGAGTCACCTGAGTACACTGTGTTTGCTTCGTTGAACAGAGCTTCGTCGCCTACTGACTGACCACCGCGTGCTGTCTCATACTGAGACTTCATCGCAAAGATCAAGCCTGTTGGACCTGACATTGGCTGAACACCACAAATGTCATAAGCCATCAGGTTTGGCATTGCACGACGAACAAGTGCGATCAATACTGGGTTCCAGTTAGCTACATCCGCAGTAGCGTTAGCTGGTACACCTTCAGCAAGGCGCTGTTCATTCATTTCGCGTTCTTGGTTTTCAAGAACTGCTGCTGTTACAGCTTTTTTGTGCTGATCGGTAATGGAACCTGCTGACTCTTCATTCAGTACAGGTGCCCATTTTTCCATCAACGTATCGTATGATTGAGTATTCATTATTGGACTCCCAAATTATTTCTGTTGTCTTTGGATTGCTTGAAGATACTGAGCCATTGCACCTGAAGCTTCAACAACGGCTTCACCGTTATCTTCTTCTTCAATGTCAGCAGTCTCAGTCACTTTTTTGGTGAAGTATGATTCTTTGATGGTTTCAACTTTTTGTGCAAAAGTTTCTGCATCTTCAAAATCAATATCTTCAGCCAGTTTCTTTAGCTTTTCTACTTGTGTCTCAGCAAGACCTTCTGCAGCTTCACGGATAATTGCATCACGCTTCAGTACTTCAAGTTCTTCCTGCATTGCAAGAGTACGGCTAACTGCTTCGTTATGAGCTTCTTCAAGCTCAGTCACTTCTGCAGCAAGTTCGTCAACCAGATCGACTTTAGACTCTGGTACTTCGATATATGACTCTGTGAACAGATCTTTCAGAGAACCCATAAACTTCTCTGCAATTTCTGTACGCAGGCCAGATTCGATAGCAACACGATTGTCTTCCATCCACTGCTCAACTACGTAGTTAAGGTAATTGTCTACCTTCTCAACGAGATCAGCTTTTGTTGTCTCGATTTCTTCTGCCAACTCTTCGTTGTACTTTTCTTCGAGACGGTCAATTTCTTCAGCCAGCTTTGTCTTAATTGCTGCTTCAAAAATTGTTGCTGCTTTGTCTTTGAAACCGTCAGACAGAGTAGCTTCTTCTGAGATCAGAGCATTCAGATCATCAGAGAAGTCTGCTTCATAGTCTGCCAGTTCTGGAGCTTCAGCAATAGCTTGGCCTTCAAAAGCCTTTTCATCAGTACCAGCCATCAATGTGCCAAGAACTCCACCGAGCTTTTCTTTTGACATACCATTCATAGCTTTTACTGCTGCACCCATCATGCCAGCTTTAGTCTTTGGCATTGGGTCTTGTTTTGTGTTGTCACCTTTACGCTTTGGAGCGGTACCAGTGGCTTCACCAGCTTTATCGACTGCAGCTACAGACTGTGCTTCAGCATTTTTAGGATCGTGAGCCTCTTCCACAACTTCGTCTGTTACTTCGTCATGGAGTTCAACTTCCTGATCTTCAATTTGATTTTCATCAGTCATAATTGACTCCTACATGTTAGATTTAAGTAACGAGAGGAAATTCTTAAACTCACGAACCTGTGTCTCATAGAGATCGGCACGTGGAGCTTTCTTAATTTCAGTCTCCATTTGTTCAATATGTTTAGCTTCAATGATGCCGTTGTTCCATACCCACTCTACACCTTCCATAACCCCATTAACAAATGCTGAGGGTGCAGATGGATCCTGTACAATGTCTACAGCGTTAAGGAGAAAGTCATCCTTAACATACATTGCGTCACCACGTCTTTCTAAACTTCCCATACCACGAGTCGAGACGCCTAAGTTGACACCGCCATCGAGAAGACCTTTTACAATCTGTCCCATAGGAGTTTCCAATATAGTCGCCTTACCCACAACATCGTTGCCTTTCCAATCTAGCTTTTCGATCTTGTGAGAAACTTTGTCAAGATTAACAGTCGGTCCTTCAGGGTGATTCAACTCACCTACAGCACGTCCTTTGGATACTTGCTCTGTCTTGTATTTGTTTAGAGCACCTTCCATGACGGCTTTTGGATATATACGACCGTTACGATTCTTTTGTTCTGCTTGCATGAATACACCTTCAATGGCATACTTCTTGTTGCCTTTATCATCAGCTTCAGTTAGAATCTCAAGATTTGTTTCAGTATATTCTGCAATCAGTTTCATTTCTTAAATACCTTTATAAATTCGGTAGCAGCTTTTTCTGCTTCACCCTTAGTCTTATAAGCATCAAGTCTATCACCATCTACATATGCAACATATTGGTTGCGGTCTTTGTAAACCATGATCTGGATTCTGCCAATCTTTTTATTGACCATCAGCTGGCCAACAGGCTTTCTTCCAGTTAATTCTCTTATCTGACCAAAGGTTTTCATTTAATTACCTTTATTTATAATTTTATTTCTTTTGACTTAGAATGAATTATTCTTCGTCATCTTCAGCAGATTCTTCTTCTTCGTCATAGTCGGACTCAAGTTCTTCCTGTTCTGCCTCTCCGTCCTGCTCAAACTCATCATCTGCTTCACCGTCAGTGTCGATTTCGTCAAGACCATCTTCATCCCCCAGGATGTCTTCTTCATCATCCATGGCATCTGGTTCCACTCCATTGTATATCTGATCTGCCAGACGGATCTGTTCTTGATCTAGTAAGTCTGACATCTTTACTGTAATGATATCATTAAATGATTGATTTGCTTTTGCAAAATCTTGATCAAGTGCTTGACTAATTAACTCTTTTACTGCTTCACTCACTGTTCATCTCCTGCTACAGGTTTAAGTTCAAATTTTTGGGCTGGAGCCTGCTGAGGTACTTCCTCTTCTTCAGGTTCCTGTTCTTGTTCACCAGCCATTTGCTTTTCAATTGTTTCAATAGTTTCATCATCCAACATGAGTACATTCTTTTGTACCCACTCTTTGGAGAAGTACTCTCCAACATACTGTGATATCATATCCATAGACTGTAATCTTTCACGAAGCATTTCTGCATCACGTAGTTCAGCAAAGTGATTATCTTTGATATAGTCAACAGTAAGATCATTCTTCCATTCGTTCCAATCTTCTTCTGTAATGATACCTTTTAAGATTAGTTGTTTCTTTAGGATACCATAGAACAAGTGAGAGAATCTCATACGCAGACGTTCAATAAACTTCTGGAACTTCAACTCATCTCTGCTAACCTCATTTGAACGACCCAGGAAGCCTTGTACAGCTTCTGTGTCTAAACGAGACATTGGAACATTTAGAGAACGGTACATTCTCTTTTGGAAATAGATAATGTCTTCAATCTGCCCAAGATTCTCACCACCAGGTAGTGTAGTAATCTCTGTACCACGGCCACCTTCACGACGAGGTAACCAGAAGTCTTCAAGCAGTGATTGGTGTTTACGATCATCTCTGATCTCACCAGTCTTTGCATCATAGACAAGTTTATTTCTATACTTGGCCATGATGTCTTTCATATACTGTTCAGCTTTACCACGTGGCATGTTACCAACATCAATATAGAACATACGACGTTCTGGTGCACGTGCTAATCTATAGATAACCAATGCATCTTCCATCATCCGCAATTGGTTAATTGGCTTGAGAGCTTTATGCATATGTGAAACAATCTTCTTACGATCTTCTGTCAGAAGACCAGATGTCACATACGATACAGAGTCAGTTGTCATCTTCACGCCAGATGTAGACTGTCCTGGCTTTTCTTGGAAGATGAAAAACTCTTCTGTGTTCTCTACAAGTTTTGCTCCTGTAACTGGATCTTTCTTATACTTGACCTTTTTGACTTTGCGCATCTTAGCAGCATCAATAGGACGGATCTCTTGAATACCATCCTTTGGATTGTTCTCATCAAGTACAAGATGATGATATAGTCGGCCATCAATATACCAACGACGGAAAATGTCGTGACCTAATTCTTTGAAGTTTAACATACCATAGATGGTATCAAATTCTTCTTTAATTGCTTTCTTAATTCTATCTGGAACTTGAACCTCATCAAGATTCAACTCTAGAGTTTGTTTCAGTTCACTGCCAGTGATAGCTTCGTTTACGATATCTTCAATAGCTGCATCAACTTCAGGGTGCATCGCATTACCGCGATACTTCATAATCAAAGTATAGTTATCCTTTGAATCATCACCGTCAAGATTTAGATATTGACCATAATGACTACCTGACGCAGTGGCATAACTTCCACCCTCATCATCACGAGGAGGAACTATTGAAGGAAGTTTTTCATCTGATCGTTTTTTAGCTTTGGTTATTTGAAACCCAAAGAGGGTTAAACCATTGCTTGGACCACCTGTTTCTGCCATGTCTTCATCCTAATAAGTGTATAAAGAGAGACCAAGACAATCCTGGTCTCTCTACTTATTTATGTTAGCTTGTGGTATCAGACTCGTAGTACTGATAAGCCCATGTGCATGTAAATCTTTCAATATTGTCATTATCGCTGTACGATACTGCAATATCTGATAGATCTTGTGGATATGCACCACGGAAGTTATAAGTCTTGATTACTGTACCATCTCGATCAAGCTGTTCAACTTTGAGATCTGCTTCGTATGCAATTGGTGAATTCAGACCAGTATTTGCACTATGTGCATTGATACCGTTCATCCAACGCTCAATTGCATTACGGATTGCAAAGTCTGTATCATTAATGATTGTAGTCTGCCATTCAGCAAACGTACGATCACCAGCCAGCTTCAGAATACGACCTCTGAATGCCATTGGAATGATACCAAAGTTTGAACCAGGCAGTGTTGCAGCTTCAACCAAGAACGAAGTAAGTTCTGGATCACCATTTGCAAACCCTGGATAGTTGATCGTTACCTGGAAGAGGTTGGGACGAGCCCCTCCTCCTCTCAGCTTTGCCTTAAAATCATCAACTCCTAAAATAGCCATTGTCTACCTCCTTACACCGTGCCTACGACTTCTTCGAAGTCAACACCTGTGCGGACAGCGACAAAGTTCAGAGTTACGTAGTTAATAGACCGAGCAGGCTTAATGAAGATGTTTGCAATGAACTCATTGCGATCTACGACTGCTGGTGTATTGTTTGTTTCATCACAGACTACACGGAAGTCTGTAATACCACGACGACCCTTTACTTCACGAAGTACTGGCTCAATAATGTTGACGAACTCTGCACGAGTGAACTCATCGTTAAACTCGAACATAACCTGTTCTGCTGCACGACCAATTGCTCTTTCAAGTACCAAGAACAAGCGACGTACATTGATGCGATCAAACGCTGATGGACGTCCAAGTTTAGTCTTGTCACCAAACAACAACACACCTTGACCAGGAATGTTTGCAATTGGATTCACACCCTTCTTGTAGAGTGAGTCACGCTGCGACTTAGTTGGTGAATAAGAGATTGATGTGATTCCCAGATAGCTACCACGACGAGAACCTGCTGGTGAGAACCATGGTGCACGATTCAAGTCTGTTGCAGCCATAATACCTGCAGTGGATGATGAAGCTGGGATGTTGATGTATTGATCGTTAAACTTATCATAGACCTTCAGATAGTTGTTATCCATCACTAGGTATGATGAGCTTGTTAGTTGATCAGCAAGTGTTGTAATGTTTGTTGTAATTGTTGCACCATTGGTTAGGTTTACAATTGCATCACGGTGTGGTGAAGCTGCAACAACACAATCCTTTCTAGCTGTTGCGCTAGCTACAAGATCGTTTACAACAGTCACTTGATTCTCTTGACTTACCATACCTGGTGCAATCAAGAAGTCAATTTCTACCTGATCCTTATCTTCAAACAGGTCATAACCTGCCAGGAACTCAGTAGTTGTGAATGGGCTAGAGTTTACACCTTTACGCAGTACATGATCTACTGCAGATGTTGCAGCTGTACCTGTTGTTGGATCAAAGTTTGATCCAGATGCAATTGATGTACCAGCACCTGCAGCTTTGAAGTCTGAATCAAAGCCAACCATCCAAATATATTCTGAACGAGCGTTCACAATATCCAATGAATAGTTAGTTGTACCATCAGCATTCTTAGCATTTGTACCTAATGATACAAATGGATATGTTTCAAGAACCGTACCACGTGTTCCTGAGAACTCACCATCTGAGTCAATAACGGCAATGTGGACTTCATCTTTTGATGCACCAATGTCAGATGCAAATGTTGATGTCAAAGGAGCTTCATCAAAACTACCTTTGTATGCCCAGTTTGTAAATGCGTTTGAGTCTGGTGGACAGATTGATACTTTCAATCCATTGCCAAGTTCACCTGGATACTTTGCAATGAATGTATGACTTGCAGCAGCTAATGTAGATTGCTGACCGTCGAAATCTGTTTGGTTCTTAACAACCGGAATGCCTAGACCTCCATCAGAGTCTGTAGCAGCCTGACCAATTGTTGAACGGGAATTTTTTGCAGCTGATGTTACTTCACGTACTACTTGGAGTGAACCAGAGTAACGTAGGAAATAACTAGCAGAATGGAAATCTATTGTAGTCGCTGAGTCAGGAGTAGCAAAAGTAGCAGCGAGTGTTGCCTCGTTGTCTATCAATACTCTTTGCTCTACTGGACCCCAACGGAAGTCACCCACGATCGCGCCTGTAGTTGACTGTACGTTTGGAACGCCACCAGTCAGGTCTATCTCTTTGACGACAACCGCTGGACTTGCAGACGGTGTTGAGAGTGCCATTTTTATCTTCCTCTGTTTAAAATTATATGTTCCATAATACGAATTTAGTCAACTTACCCTTATTTATAATTTTATTACTTTACAAAGATCCATTCCAGTCATCATCGTGCAGCCATCTATTTGTACCACTATGAACTGCCCATCTGTCATTACCATCATCTTCTTCTCGCTCTATCCGTGCAATTGCTTCTGATCCATCATCTACAAAGCCAAATGGTACAATATCATCTTCTATTTCTTTCATTCTTTGATTAAATAACATTTTCTTTAAATCAATATCTGTCATATCAGCAAACATTTGGGTTGATACAAAATATCCAAGCATTACCAGATTCATTACCAAATCATCATGGTTACCATCAGAAGCCTCATATGATTGACCTCTTGCTTCAAATGTAGAGATCTCCATGATCGTTTGATCATCGACAACTTCTAATTTATTATTTTCTAAGAGATCTTTGAACCCAGAACAGCCAATACGTTTTGACTTACGGGTGATTTGGATACCAAGAGCGTTTGCCTTGACAGCAGATTCAACATGCATATTCTCATATTCTAAGTCATGATATAATCCATTACATACTAACGATCCTTGATCATTAGCTTCAATTACTACATAAGCATCGTTGTAGACTTTTGCGTACTTATATATAATGTCAGGGAAGAGTAATGGAGAGATAGTGTTATTGCGATATACAGCAACCTGTGTGAACGGGCGAACGCTAATATCGATCAAATTAAATGTAGAGTAGTCCTGTCCTCTTCCCTTACTGACATCAACCGTCATAATATAGTTATGATGTTTTCTTGTTTCTTTGTATACTTTTAGCAAACCACCTTCAAGTAACTTAATTGGTTCTTTTGCTCTGAGGCTCATCAATGTCTCAGCATTGATTAGTGTATCACCTGTACCAAAGAATGTATTACCAAATTCCTGATCAAACTGTAGCTGACTAGTGTTTGCAATTGTTTGCTTCTTCCAATCCTCATCACGACCTGGCACATCCCACCAATCAACTCTAAACGATTTGAACTCGTTTATTCCTTGTACAGCTCCTTCCCAAATTTTTTGAAACTGATTACCAAGGCCATTAGCCGTTGATGTAATGATGACCTTAGTTTCTTTACCAGATGAAATAACTGGATACGTCGAGGTATAAAATTCTGCAGCACGCTCAACAAAAGCAAACTCGTCGAGGTAAAGAAGATTAACTGACATACCACGAATAGAACTACCGGAAGTAGCAGCAGCGACAATCCTGGAATTATTACTGAATTCCAAAGAACCTTTGTTAAGTGCTTTGGATCCAGGCTGAAGAAAGAACGGAATGTTCTCAAGCATGAGCGTAATGCGCGAGAGCATCTCACGCGCAGTCGCGCCCTTGTTCGCCATGATGGCAATTGTCTTTTCAGGGTTGAAAAGAGCGTACCAGAGTAGGTACGCGCAGGCGGATATTGACTTGCCAGATTGACGACATGCGAGAACGACATTAAAACGGTTTTCCTGAAAATGTTTGAACATATCCCTTTGATATGGATATAGCTCGAATGGTACCAATCCCTTATCAAGTGCAATCACCTTCACATAGTTACGAGAGAAATATACAGGATCATCCATACATTTCTTATATTCTTTCAGTAGTTCAGGAGTCCACTCTTGTTGAACTCCATCCCTCTTTACATTAGGATTTCCCAGATACGACTGGTTCTGGCTCAACATCAATTACTTCACTTTCACGTAACATCCTTTGGATGTCTGTAGTAGATCCCATAAAATAGTTATTCTGTGTATTATTCTCAACCTGCTTCACTTGCTGTTGTTCATCCATTTGCCTCTGCTTTTTATTCAAATCCATCAGTTTGTCATTAGTATCTGATACGTTTTTGATAAGACCAGAGAGCACTTCGTAAGCTCGAGGGTGCTCACTTTCACGTGCTACCTCAATCATATTCTCAAGGGCATCTTTACCTTTTTCAATCAACTCATAAAGTGTTTCGCGTGAATAATCATAATCATTCTGTACATTATCTTTTTCATTAGCCATGACTTATTCCTAAGCAGAATCCTGTATCTCTGAAGGAGTACCCAAAGGAGGAGGTGCTCCTATTGTTCCATAAGTGCCATTATTAATTTCTGTCCATAATTTTA